AACTTGTAGCAAAACTAATTACACTAATTAAATCTGTATCTCTAAAGGCATCATCTGGTATATGATAACCAGTGTTTTCAAATGTAATAGTATCCCCAACTTTTTGACCATTAATAAGCGTAAAACCTATTGCAGTTTCAAAATCAATTAAACTCGGACTTGTGCCAGTATTATAAACAAACTCGTTTAAAAGAACTGGCGTTATGCTAAAAAAACCGACCCCGAAGTATAATAGTTTTCATCAGCATCTTGAACTACATTCAAAGAAACCGCAGTTGGCGTTCCCGTGTATGCAATTTCAATATTGCCACCAACTAATGCAACCGTTGTTATAGTTCCACCAACCAAATTAAACGAACCCACAACCGCTGGTATTAATGAAGTTAAATCAACTCCACTACAACTATCCAAAATTTCAATAGTTAAAACACCTCCAGCATTTGAAACTACATTAATATTAGTTTGAATTATGCCATCATAACTTAATGGGTCAAAGTCTAAAGCCGTATAAGGTATAAACAACCAATATAAATCTAACTCTTGGCTATCCACTAATTGATACATGATTTTTGAGTTTGAAGGGTCTCCGCCTGACAAATGACTAAATTTAGCTTTGTCAAGCATGCCCAAACTAAAACCTTTCATAAATTCACCGTCTTTTGTAGTGGCGACTAAAACGCCTTTGTCAAAATACTGAATTAAATCATATTTACCATTGCTAACCAATGAAGCTAAAGCCTTATCAAAACACATTCCTTTTCTAAAAGTTAATGTTTCAGTTGGTTTACTGCCTCTTATAGTTTTCTTAAACCCTTGCGAACTTGTAAATTGTTCATTTTCTGCGTCTGCAATTTCAAAATCTTCAACTCCTAAAAGTTGATGTAATTTTCTATTTTCTATTAAATCTTCAAAACTTGTTTTAGTTAGCGAAGTGAACTTTTCGCCTTTTCTAATTAAGCCTATCCCTTTTTTATCGCCAATCTCTAAATTAGAGCATTGACCTGAACCTGTACCGCTTTCTGCACCTACACAGGCTGCTAAAAATTGTTGTATCATGTTATTATACAGTTTACGTTAATATTTAATTTTATTTTTAAAATTCGAGCATCAACTATATCAATAGTTATGCTTTTTGGGTCTTTTTTCTTTTAACTATTCGGGTCAAAGTCTGTATCGTTGTTAGTTCCAAAATTAGGCTCATCAAAATAGTTAATTGGTCTTTCATATAATTGAATGAATTGATGTCTTGACAAAACCCTTTCAACTAATTCTGTTAAAGGTTTTAAATAAGTCAAATAATTATGTGTGTACCTTTCAGTATTATTGTAATTCTGCTCCGTACCCATGAATAATATTAACTCACTTTCAACGTCAATAGTTTTATTCTTTTGTGTTTGGTATTGTCCTTGTGGTGCTAACCAAATTAAAGGATATTTTTGAACTTGGTAACGCATTTTCTCTAACTGCCACTTGTTAAACTCTTTTTGGTCTCCAAAATGAAATTTAACAGATACTGCTTGATTATCTACGTTAATAGTCAAGTTTTCAAAAACCTTTGCAAGTGCAATACCAACGTCAATTATCATATTAACCTATTTTGAAACGCTAAAATTGGAGGGTTTACATTATACACATCTTTAAAATGGTTTAAATATTCAACCAAACTCACATAACCGCTATTAGATTGATTTCTGAAATAATCAACAAACATAGTTCCGTTAATATTATAAATTCCTTTATAATTAACATCGCTACAACCTTGATACATTTCTAAAAATTCATTCCAAATATCAGTTAAATGTTCGCTTGGGTTTATATTTGCTCCATTTTTAGGTTCAACAATAACCTGCCCTATACTCGTATTGATTGAATTTTGATATTGATTAAGATAAACAAAATTAGCCAATAAACTAACTTTACTCATGCCATTTTCAAACATCAACCCTCGCCATTTATAGTTTTTGTCATTGTGTGTATAAGTAACACCATTAACTAAATCAAGCCACATTTGAGGGGCTGTATTTTGCAACACACCCCCTACAATATGACTATCTAAATCCTCAAATTTTTCAAAACCTAAAAGTTCTTGCAAATAGAATGGTACATACTTTTCAATATTTTGGTTAAGAAAAGCCAACGCTTGACTATTAACCTCAACTATGTTTGGCAAATTTAATTTTCCGTTAAAATATGTGCTATCTATTAAATACATTTACTTTTTATTTAGTGGTTTTTAGGTCTTTAACCGTTACTCCTTCGCGTTTTTCAACTTCGATTTCAACTCCCTTTTCTAATGTAGCACGTTTCAATTCAACTAATTTGTTGGCTACATTATTTGGAACGATTTTAACCTTACCGTTTATTTTAATAGCTGTAAAATCTTTGTTTTCAAACTTGATGGCTTTTCCCGTTGATACGTTAATCGATTGGGTTGTATTTTTAAATTTCATGTTATTATGGTTTTAAAAGTAATGATTTAACTACGTCAATATCTAATTGAACAATACCTACTTTGTCGCGTTGTGCAATATTTAAAATAAAGAAAACCTCCGCAATTAATGTATAAAGGTTTCTGATTAATTGGTCGTTGTATTGACCCGTTCTAAACATAAAACCACCATGAATTTCAGTAAAAATACTGTCGTCTAATACATTCATTGTACCTTGAGGAATATAATTTGAACGCACAACAGTCATTCCATTAATGTCATTCATGCCAACGTAAGGCAATACAACTGGTCTACCGTCATTGTCTTGTTGTGTTTTTAGAGCTGTCCAATCACCAGGATTCATTAACACTAAATTGCCTTGATAATTCAAAGCTTCTAATTGACTTTGACCTGCCATTGCTACGTGTCCATTATCAGGATTGCTTAAAGTAAAATCCAGTACCCCCCCCATTACATAAGGCGTTGCCTCCGCAAAAATACCTTGTAAAATAAGTTCTTGCCATTCTCTTATGCAATCCGTTTCAAGCATTCTAACAATTTCGTTAAATAATGCCTCCCAGTCGTATCCAAACTCCTCCGACCATTCAATTCTACAAGTTGCCTTTTCTCTATCAGTTGCGGTCATTATAAATGAATAATCAACTAAAGGCTTAATTGCTCCTTCTTCTGTAATAGCCAAAACTCCTTCTTTATCAACTTGCTCAGTACGTCTGTATTGTGTTGGTACTTTTGCAACTAATCTATTTGAAATATAGTTTAGTATAAAGTTTTCAGGATAACGGATTTTAACGATTTAACTATCGTTAATAACGTTATCTCCAGCTTCAAAGTTAACGCTATCATCAAAAGTAACCACATCATTATCCGTTCTATGAATTTGTGGTGCTTTTACAACAAAGAGGTCTTGTGCATTTCCTTTTTTAATGTTGTCTTTGATAGTTTCAAAGTTATCTTTAACCAATTGTTTCAAATGCTTAAATTCTGGTGCATTTTTAGTCATTTCAGCAATTTGTCCTTTGATTTCTTCGCCTAAAAAGTCTTTTAGGTCGTTCGTTGCCGACTTTACCTCATTTGATACCTCTTGCTTCATTGTAGCCGTTTTGTGGGCGTCATAATCCGCTTGGTATTTGTTAACTTGCTCTTCAGTCATTTCGGCAAGTTCATTTTGTGTTTTAAGTGTAAACATCTTGTTAAATTATAAAAATTAATACTCTTTTTTTACTTTCCTTTTGAGTGTCTTTTTCAGACGGCTCTATTGTTGTTTGAGTAGATTTCTCTGGCTCGATTTGAATTATACTTGTTGCACTATTTGAACCACCAATAACAGGGCAAAGTGAACCCTCGCCAACTATTGCTAACTCTTGAACTCCAAAAAAATAGCCCTGCTTTTGTGCTAATTCTTTATTTGCAATAGTTTCGATAGTTTCATCAAATAGTTCTTTATTTTCTTTAAATTCGGGGTCTTTACTATCAACCGCCATGAATATTTTAACATATCGCATGGCAAATGAGTTTTGCAAATCTCTATCATTTTTAATCAAATCTAAATAATTTGATTTTACATTTTCCTCTGCTATTTTGAATAAAAGGGCTTGTGTACTACCATTAATATTTTTACCTAAAAGTTTCCACTCCACATCATCAATAAACATTTCAATATCTTTTCTTTGCGTAATGATATTTGACAGCCCTTTTAAATGACTATCAATATAATAAACCTTGCCTTGTTGCTCTTTTACTGTTTTTTTATAGCACCCTTTCAAATGCACGTCTCCATGACTATCAAGCCATTGTGTGCTATTTATTGCGGGATATATGAATCCGCTTTTATAAACTGATTTGTCAATATTTGACTTGTCAAAAAATGGCAAATTATAAACTCCTTGTCCTTTGTCGATAGACTTGTAAACATTTGATTTTTTAAAGTCTAAAATCGTTTGTTCATTATCCTTTAAGGCATGAAACAATTCTTTTTGATTTGCAAAGTCTTTATTAAATATATTCATTTCTCAACCATTTTATTATTCATTAATATTGTTTTTTTACGCTCTAAATCTTTACGCATTTTTTCTGGCAAATTAGATTTTAGCATTTTTACTATTGATTTTATTTCACTATCAATAACTCCGTAGTAGTTGTAGTAGTTTCCTTGTTGACTCATTTTGATATGTTTTAATGCGTTCCTTTTATATTTTCTTTATACTTGTTTAGTGCGTCTTG